GGTGCTGTCGCGGCAACGGGCTTTGCGCCGACGGTATCGATACCGCGCTATGTGCGCGCGACATGGGCGAAGCTGGTTGCGCCCGCGGCAACCAATGACCCGACCAGCGTCAGCCGCAGCCCGGCAGCCGCGTCGGTCGCAGCGACGGGCCTTGCGCCGGCGATTCAAGTCACAGCCCACGTCATCTGTTCGCCAGGCGTTGGATCGGTCACGACAACGGGCTTTGCGCCGGTAGCGTTCCGACAGGATGGGGCATATCCGGGTGCCGGTACGGCGATGGTTACGGGTCTTGCGCCAACGGCGGCCACGACCGAGCACCGCAATATCGCGGTGGCGGCAGGGTCGATCGTTGCCACCGGCTACGCGCCGAACGCGGACCGCACGGACAACCAGACGTGTGCACCGCCGGTCGGGTCGATCGTTGCGCAAGGGTTCGCGCCGAGCCTGACGGCTGAGGCGCATCAGTTTGCGTATCCCGCTAACGCGAGCCTCGCGGTCACGGGGCTGGCGCCAACGGCAAACGCGACCGCGCACGTTCTGGCCTACCCTGGGGCCGGCAGCATCGCGGCTGTCGGGCAGACGCCGACGACGGGCGGCGATGTCATTGCCGAACCGGCAGCGGGCAGCGTCGTTGCCACCGGCTACGCGCCGAGCGCGACCAATAGCGGCGATCGTGCGCTGCGAGTGTCGTGGGCGCGGCTGGTGGTCCCTGCGGCCGAGGGTAGCCGCACGTTGTATCCGGCGGCCGGCAGCATCGCCGCAGTCGGGCAAGCGCCGAGCACAACCGTACCGGGCAACACGAACGTCTCGCCGGGTGCGGGCAGCATTGCTGGCACCGGCTACGCGCCCACGGCGGGTTGGTATAGCGTCCTCATCGAGTGGTCGGATATCACTGGGGAGGACGGATACAGAATCAAGTGGGGCACGGCCAGCGATACCTACTCGTGGTCGGCGGATGTCGCAGCGGATGCGACCAGCTACACGATCCGTGGGCTGGTGGGGACGCAGTTGTACTTCGTCCGCATCTACGGCCTCGTTTCCGGCGTCGAGCAGGATCCGTCGGCAGAGATCGTCCTGACGCCGCTGTACGGGTTCGTACCCGACCCGGCGACGATCGTTGCGCAGGGCTTCGCGCCCACGGTATCGGTCAGCGGCAACGTCTCGGCATCGCCGGCAGCGGGCAGCATTGCGGCGGTAGGCATCGCGCCGACGGTCAGTGCATCCGCATACCAGACGGTTGCGCCGGGGGCCGCCAGCGTTGTTGTAGGCGGCTTTGCGCCGACTGCGGATGTCAGCAGTCCCAGCAATACCAATCGGTTGCCGGCGGCCGGATCGGTCGCGGCAGTCGGGCAAGCGCCGACGGTGCAGGTGTCCGACGTGCGTTCGGCATCGCCTGGGGCGGGGTCGATCGCGGCCACGGGCTATGCGCCCGGCGTAGAGGTCACGATACGCGCCGACGTGCCCGCCGGCAGCGTGGCCGTTGCCGGGTTCGCGCCGACGCTCGAACAGACGACGGCCGCAACGCTGGCGCCGGGCGCCGGCAGCATCGCAACGCAGGGCCTCGCGCCCACCGTGCAAGTCTCTGGCGGCGGGTACGAGGACGATTACGGCTGGATACCTTCGGGCGGGTGGGAACACCGCAAGCCGAAGAAGCCGAAAACTGAATCTGAACGCGAGGCCGAGGAGCGCCAGGAAGCACCGGACGCCCCTGCGGTCATCACGCAAACGGCGCACACGCTGCACCTGCCACCGGATGTGCCGGTGGTGACGTATCCCACGCTTGATATGACGCCGTTGGTCATACGCGAGCGCAAAGCCCTCCAGAAGTTGCGCGCGGCCCAGCTGCGCGCAGCCCTCGAGGCAGATGACGAAGACGTACTGCTGTTGCTGTAACCGCTTACGGGCAGCGCATGCCCGGCACCCTCACGGGAACCGAAGATGATCGAGCAAGACACTGGCGACGTATCGCCTGCACCGGAAGCGGATGTACCCGCAGCACCGGAACAAACTCAAGAAGCACCGCCGCCCGACGAATCCGGGGCGCAAGCGGAGGGAGAACAGCCAAAGAAGGCCGACATCCCGCCCGTACAGAAGCGGATCGACCAATTGACGTGGCAGAAGCACGAGGCCGAACGCAGGCTAAACGCGGAGATCATGCGCCGCGCCGAAGCCGAGCAGCAGGCCCAGCGGTTGTACGAGCAGCAGCAAGAGCTTATGCGGCTCGCCACGATGCCGACGATGGATCAGGTAGGACTTGATCCCGACGCATACCAGCGAGCAGTGCGTGAGCACAACGAGCGTTTTCTGCAACAGCAACGGCAGGCACAGTACGAGGCGCAATCCCGGCAGCAACAAGTGGCCGACCGGATGCAATTCGAACAGGTGCTGAACCAACGCATTGCCGAGGGGGTGCAGAAATATCCTGATTACAACGAAGTGGTAGGGAATCCATCCCTGCCGCCGTTGCAATCGGTCAACCCTGCACTACTAGGGGCCATCCTAGGGCACGAATCCATGCCCGAACTGACCTATTACCTTGGCAAGAATCCCGCAGAAGCGCATCGCATCGCTGCCCTACCGCCTGCCCGCGCCATCCTGGAGGTCGGCAAGATTGCGGCGAAGTTGCCGATGCCGACCAACAAATCGAACGCACCGCCCCCACCGGCTCAAGTGTCGGGGACGACCGGAACGGTACAGCGAGACCCTTCCAAGATGTCCTACGACGAGTTTGTGAAGTGGCGGCGCAATTCCATCGCTCAACGGCGGTGAAACTCTTGAGGTAACACAATGAGCAACACCAACACTGTCATCGACATGGTTGCCAAGGAGGCGCTGCGACTGGCGCACGAAAAGGCAACTTTCATCGGCACCATCAATCGGTCCTATGACGACTCGTTCGCCAAGACCGGCGCCAAGGTCGGCAGCACGCTTCGCGTTCGCAACCCGAACGAGTACGTGCGGCGCCAGGGCTCGCGCATCATGGATGTGCAAGACCAGGCCGACACCACGCAGACCATCACCGTCGCAACGCAGGACGGCGTTGACATGCGTTTCAACTCGGCGGAACTGGCCCTCGACATCGATGAACTGTCGCGGCGCTACATCGAGCCCGCGATGAACGTGCTCGTCAGCGGCATCGACGGCGACTGCATCATCCAGGCGACCAAGGACACCTACAACGTGGCCGGCTCCCCCGGCACCGTCGTCGGTACCGTGGCGTCGGGCTTCTCCGACACGTCGGCACTGGGCCTCGCTCGCGCGAAGCTCAACCAAGGGCTCGCGCCCAAGGATCGCAACCGCGCGGTGCAGATGGACAGCGTCACGATGGCGTCGGTGTCCAACGGCATCAAGGGGCTGTTCCACCCGTCGTCCGAAGTGGAGAAGGCATGGCGCGAGGGCTTCATCGCCCGCACCGCGATGGCTGACTTCTACGAGAACGAGCGGACCTGGACGCTGACCAACACCGACGACGTGACGGCGGATACCGATGCCGACGCTGGCGTGACCAACGGCGGCAACACCATCGACGCGCATACCCTGCTCCCGGTGGCGAAGCAAACGGTCGGCTCGGTGTTCACGATCGCGGGCGTTTACGCCTGCCACCCGGAGACGAAGGCCAAGTACGCGCACCTTCAGCAGTTCGTGGTGACGGCGGTGGGCGCAACCCTGACGACCGTTTCGCCGACGATCTGGTTGTCCGGTCCGAAGCAGAACGTGTGCTCGTCCACGGGCGCGGTGCTGGCGGCGACGGCGTTCAACGCGGCCACGATGACGTTCATCGGCTCGGCCTCGACCTCGTATCGGCAGAACCTGATGTACCACCAGGACGCCTTCACGTTCGTCACCGCCGACCTGCCGTTGATGGACGACGCGCACAAGTGCGTGCGGATGCAGAAGGACGGGCTCTCGCTGCGCGTCTGGCAAGCGTCCGACATCCGCAACGACGAGTTGCTCATGCGGATCGACATTTTGTATGGGTTCAAGACCCTTCGCCCGGCGTGGGCCTGCCGGATCACTAACTAACCGCCGGGAGACATCAACATGGCGACTTACGAACGACTGGACTACGGCAGCCCCGACGGCTGCCACATCGGCGGCAACGCTTCGGACAAGGTGGGGTTCTTCGGGGCCACGCCGACTTCGCGGCGCGCCGCTGCAGCGCAGGCCACCTCCAACGTCGGCACCGCCTCGTCGGCGGATGTGACCACGGGCCTCAAGGCGGCGGTGATCGAGATCATGGACACCCTCGCGGCGCTGGGCATCTGGAAGGGTGCGGCCTGATGTTGGTGAGGGGGGAGCAATCCCCCCTCCGCATCTTGCATTGCGGGTGTGGGCGCGAGCCCCTGCCCGAGTGGATGGAGGGCGTCGAGACGAGGCTGGACATCGATCCCGACGCCCGCCCCCACGTCGTTGCAAGCATGACGGACATGGGGGAGATCGGGCCGTTCGACATGGTGTACTCGTCGCACGCGATTGAGCACTTGGCGGCGCATGAGGTGGTGCTGGCCTTGCAGGAGATGCGGCGCGTGCTCGTTCCCGGTGGACGTGTGGTGGTCATCGTGCCGAACCTGGACGGCGTGCGGCCGACGCTCGACGTGCTGTACGAGTCGGACGCGGGGCCGATCACTGGATTCGACATGATCTACGGGGCGCGCTGGCTGGTGGCGGCGAACTCTTACATGGCGCACAAGTCGGGATTCGTCGCTGAGACGCTGAAGGCAGTGCTTTGCGATGCCGGGTTCCGTGACGTGGATGCGGCGCCGCAGTCGTACAACCTCTATGGGACGGGAATTGCGTGAAGGTCGTTTTCGCTACGCCAACGAGGGACCAGCCGAGCGCCCCCTACCTCTCCGCACTGGAGACCTGCCTGCCGGCGATCGAGGCCGAAGGATTCACGCACCAGAACGTAAACGACATCGGATGCCCGTACATCTCGGCATCGCGCTGCCGGATGCTCGGCAAGGCGCTCAAGGTCGGATTCGATTACGTCGTGTTCATCGATGACGACGTGTCATGGACGCCGGCCGACATGGTGAAACTGCTCAAGGCCGAAGGCGACGTGGTCGGCGGGACGTATCGATTCAAGAACGACGACGAGACGTACATGGGCGTCCCGATGCTGGGCGCGACCGGTAGACCGCTGGTGCGGGACGACGGCTGTATCGAGGCGGATCGGCTGCCGGCGGGTTTCCTGCGCGTGTCATGGCGCGCGGTGTGGCGCTTCGCTGCGTCCTACCCGCAGCTGGTGGTGTGGGCCGATCCCGACCCGAGCGTGGACCTGTTCAATCACGGCGCGCATACGGATGGGCTGTGGTGGGGCGAGGACTACTCGTTCTGTCGTCGCTGGCGCGGCCTGGGCGGTGATGTCTGGCTCGTGCCGGATCTCGACCTGACGCACCACGGCAAGGACAAGGCGTATCCGGGGAACTATCACCGATGGCTGCTGAAGCAGCCTGGAGGGAGTGAACATGGCGCTAGCTAACTACACCGAGTTGAAAGCGGCGGTGACGCGCGCCATCAAGCGGTCCGATATGTCTACGGACATCGACGACTGGATCGTGCTACGCGAGGCGGAGCTAAACCTCGTGCTGCGCCGCCGCGAGATGTCGAACCGTGCGACGACTACGACGGTCGTGGGGCAGGCGGCTTACGCGCTGCCGACCGACTTTGGCGATGCGATCTCCATGCACCTGAACGACGGCGATCGGCAAGTGGTGCTGTCGCCCTCCGACTTCGATCGCATTCGCACCGGATGGACGGAGCAGGGCGAGCCCGAGGAATGGGCTATCACGAATAACGAGTTCCTGCTCGGCCCGACGCCGGATGCGGTCTACACGCTGGAATTGCATTACTACCAAGGCATTACGTCGCTGTTGACGACGAGCAGCAATTGGTTACTTGACCGGCATCCGGGCATTTACTTCTGGGGCACGCTGGTCAGTGGCGCGTCCTACCTAGGCGACCCGCAGGCGGAAGCGTGGGCGATGTCGTACCAGAACGCGCTGCGGCTGATGCTCAAGGATCAGGTCAAGGAACGCGGGTTTGGCGGTGGTCCGCTGTTGCGGACTGACATCTTCGGCGGATCGCCGGTCAGTATCTTTTCGGGAGAGTAACGCATGGCGACATTTAACAAAACGTATGCGGCGTCGGAGTACATTGCCGAGAGCACGCTGGACCTTGATCTGGACGACAAGTATATCTGTCTGACCAACACGGCGCCGACGACGGCGACGACCACGTATAGTTCGCTGACCGAGATTGCATCGGGCAACGGTTACACGACGGGCGGCAATGCGGCGGCACTGGTTACGTCTGCGCAGTCGTCGGGCACTTACAAGCTCGTTCTTACGTCGCCGGCAACGTGGACCGGGAGCGGCGCAGGCATGGCGACGTTCCGCTATGCGGTGCTCTACCAAAACAGCGGCACGAAGCCGGTAGTGGGTTGGTGGGACTACGGTTCCGGCGTGACGCTCGCAGCGGGTGAGACGTTCACGGTCACGCTTGACGGCACGAACGGCGTGATTCAACTCGCCTAATGCCGCGTCGTCTGCGCATTGCGTTTCCCGGCGGCTCGCCGCAGGCGCCGCGCACGTTGAGCGGGGATCATGGGCGCTTCACGCTCACGGGCCGCGCGGCGGCGCTGACGAAAGAGGTTCCGCTCGTTGTTAATGACGTTTGGGAGCCGTTGTTTACAAGTAGCACGATCGGCGCTAGTCCGACGATGGCGAACGCATGGGTAGCTGGGTGCGTTATCAAGACGACGGGTGAGTGGTTCTTTCCACATCAACAAGTGGCATCCTCTACGGGCGGTCCGTGGTTGTTTAATCCCGGCACATTAACGTGGCGGCGCACGAATACGAATACAACGGACTGGTGGAAAGGCATAGCCTTCCGCGAGAATTACGATGTTTGCTACGACGCCGACCGCGATGTGGTGTGGATCAGCACGGGCGGTCCGGTTGGGTGGAATGGTGCGCCTAGTTCTCCGGTCTATGGCGGAATGCGCTATGACTTAGCGACGGACGTTTTCTACAATGTATGGCCGCAATCGGATGGCACTTACGTTGCGACAACGGACGCGCAATACTTCCTGACCGCGAACAAGGGTCTAGGGCTTAAAGGCTTCGACCATAAGTGGTTCTATGCCGGCGGCTATCTGTTTACGCTCGGCGGCTGGTCGGTCGGCGGCGATCAATCATTCCGCAAGATTGACCCGGCGACAAACGTCCAGACATCGCTAACGGCCTACGGTGCCGGGCTCCCGCCGATGAATCAGGACGACGGTCGCTACACGGTGACGCGCGCGTTCCGAGATTCGCGCAGCAATCGGTTCTATCTGTTCGCGGACGATGGGGCGCTTTACACCTACGACAACGTAGCGAGCGCGGCCACGCGAACGTGGCAACTGCTCACCACAACGGGCAGCGGCCCGGCGACGACGGTTGGCGATCCGACCGGGGGCGATACAGGCGGCGTGGTCTACGGCTGCGACGAGAACAGCAACAACATTGTTGCATGGGCGGGGTCAGGTCTGGTCATCGGCACGCCCGGTGGAAACTATAGGCGGTCATGGGTGCTTGACATGAGCACGCTGCAATGGCGTGCCGGTCCGAGCGCGGTAGGCGGTGATACAGTTCCTGGTCCCGGTGCAGCAGTGCAAATGTCGATCGACTATGACCCCGTAGGCAAGCGCACTATGCTCGCCTATTCCCCAGCGGGAACGTTTACGACCGAAATATGGGCATTCCGTGGAGGTTCGCCGCATCCTGGGAAGATCACCAGCTTCGCGTTGCCGGCGCACGCAGGATCGACCTACGGCGTCAGCTATTACGGATATCCATACACTGCAAACGGTAGCAGCAAGCACACAAATATGTGCTACTGCCCGCTAGACAATCGAATTTATGTAACCGGCGGTGATACGGCATCATCGGCAACCGATGGCGTATGGTCGGTGTCGCTTGTAGACGGTTCGTGGCGCCTAGATTATGGGCGCCCGGCATACCCCGAAACCGTCGCGCCGTTTGCTTATCAGGACAATGAGGGCTTGGAATGGGACAGCAATAGAAGCGCGTTTCTATTCTGGCCGGGCTCTGGCGCTTTTGGATACGGGCCTGCTAATACTGTTCCGACGAATTCGCCCTATGCAGAAGGAATGTGGTGGTTTGATCCCGTAGCGAAAAGCTGGACACAAGATACGACGATGTTTTATGGGTATCTGGTTACTCTCGCATCACCTAATTCTACGGTAGGCAGTTCGGGCGCTTTCGCAAAAACGGGGATGATCCACGGCGGCATTTATGATGCGCAGACGGACATCATTTACGCATCCACCAGCGTAGCCGGCATGAGCCGATATGACGTGGCGACGCGCACGCGGCTTGGCACAACGTCTTTCGTCGGATCGACCGCGAGTCCATTAGCCAGCACGGGTTATACCGGGGTGTATTGGGGCGAAACGAAATGGGAACGCATCGGCCGATGGATATATATGCCGACTGCACTATACAACGGGACGAATGGCTACTTAGCGCTGGCTAAGTACAACATCGACTCGCGGGCGTTTGTCTGGTGTGCGTTGCCGCCGATTCCGCAGTTTTCCGGCACGCCATCAATCAAGGAACAACGCATCGGCGTTTCCCGCGACACGATTGTGTGGCCGAAGACAGTCGGACCGGACGGCGTGATTAGCGGCATCTACCTGTATGACACGGTCAACGATACGTGGCAGGTGGATACGCAGGTTCCCGGCTACGGCAACATGTTGTGCAATGCGATCACGTCGCTGCCGGACGGTCGCGTAGCGTTCTCCGGCGGTGTGTTCGGTCCGCAGATGACGCATATCTGGTTCTATGAGGCGTTCTAATGGCGATTGCCTTCGATGCAACGAGTGGCTTGACGCCGGGATGGGCAACGTCGAGCACGTTCGCGCATACCTGTAGCGGTTCTGATCGTCTGCTGCTGTTCTGGGTGTTCTTTGACCGTGGCGCAGGGACGTACAACGTATCGTCCGCAGCCTATGCGGGAGTCGCCATGACGCAGATTGGTACGGTGACTGACTCAGCGCGGCATGTCGAGCTATGGGCTCTCGCGGGCCCGGCGTCGGGTACGAATAACGTCGTGGCGACGTACAACAATACGGGGCCGACCGCGAAGCTCATTATCCGCGCGGTGTCGTATAACGGGGTAGACGGCACGACGCCCTATGGAACTTTCGCATCTGCAACCGGATTCACGACCTCGGCGACGGTCAATGTCGCGAGCGCGACGGGTGAGATGGTCGCGGACTTCTGCGGCGTGCAGAGTGGGGGCGCGTCGATCACGGTCGGATCGGGGCAGACATCGCGGTATGAAATCGACGGCGGCGCGAGTGGCGTCGGGGCGGTGGGATGGAGCGATGAGCCAGGGGCCGGGACGGTCACGATGTCATGGAGCGGATGGATTACGGATAACTGGCTGATCGGCGCGATTCCGCTCAAGCCCGTTGGCGTCGCCGCAGGTGGCGTGCCGAAGACAACGAAGCAAACTTTGTTGGGAGTGGGTTAAATGGCTGATGACTTCGTAGGTGGTTCCTATACGTTCGCGGGCGATGAAATCTCGTCTAAGGTATACGCGCGGATCAAGCTGATCCACGGCGCGGACGGGGTGAACGCGGGGGACGTGGCGCTTGCCAATCCGCTGCCGACGACGCCGATCGGCATCGCCACAAACGGCCTGACGATCCATCGCTCCATTGACCTGGACGAGTCCGAGGAAGAAGTTAAGGCGACGGCGGGCGTGGTCTACGGCATGTGGGTGTGCAATCTCGCCACGACGACGCGCTATATCAAGTTCTACAACGCGGCAGCGGCCGACGTGACGGTGGGCACGACGACGCCGGTCATCACCATCCCGATCCCCGGCAATTCAGCCGACGACGTGAGCGGAGCGTTCAACGTCGGCGGGATGGGGATCGGATTCGGCACGGCGATCTGCATCGCTGCGACGACGGGGCTGGCGGACAACGATACCGGGGCACCGAGCGCCGGGGATGTCGTGGCGAACGTGTTCTTTAAATGACCTTCGGTCCTGCCCCGCTGCCGTCCATCGGGTTGCTGTATGACCCGACGGCGTACGAGCCGGGGCTATTTGCCCTTAGAGGATACAAAGCGGAACTGCTCTACGGCCGTAAGCTCGCGGCCGAGTATGCCGAGTACGCGATCACCGGGCAGGATGCCGATCTTACGAAGGACACGCCGACGCCGATCGGTGCGGGTCCGCTGCCGCCGTTCACCTACCTGACGTTCGGTGCGGCAGGCGTATCCGTCATGCCGGCGGAGACGGGCTACTACGCGCTCAACGGGCAGGCAGCGGCGTTGCTCAAGGGTCGCGGGCTGACGGGCGAGCCGGGGCTGTGGACGATCAGCGTGGCGCCCGCGCTGCGCGACATTGAATTGACCGCAGCGGTGCGGTTGTTCCAAGTGCTCGGGCAGGATGCGACGATGACCTGGGCGCGCGGCATGGCCGGGGCGTATGGCAGCTATACGCTGACCGGGCAGGCGGCGGGATACGTCCTCGTTTCCGGCCCTGATCGCAGCATGTCGGCAGACCCCGGTCGCTGGTACATGAACCTTATTGACCGATTGCCTCCCGGTGTCGGCTATGAAAACGCAACGCTGATCTATACGCGGCAATTGCAATGCGACGCAGGGGTGTTCACGTTGACGGGGCAATCCGCGACGTTAGCGGGGCCAGTATGGTCCGATGTGTCGGATAGTTCGGGCACATGGACCTATGTCACGCCGGGCGGGGGAGTGTGGATAGATGTCGATCCAGATAGTTGATGCGACGTACGTTCCCGATCTCGACGGGGCGCGGATTCCCGGCGCGCTGATCGGCATGACCGGGTTTGCCCCGCTGCAGCGCGGGCCGTACGGCAGCGTGAGTGCCAATGACGTGTTCCAAGTGCTCGGCGTCGATGTGCTGCGGGCGCAGACGTTCCGGCAGGTCGACGACAGCGTGCGCCTGCTGGTGTTCAGCAAGGAGAAAATCCACGAGTACACCACGGCGGGCGTGCGGACGGAACGGGGCAGCGGCTATAGCGCGAGCACGACCGACTGGGACGCCGCAGCGTGGGGGAACAATATCTACGCCTGCAACAAGCTCGACGCCACGCAGGTCAGCACGGGCGCCGCGTTTGCGGCGGTAGGTGACGATTGCCCGAAGGCGCGCTACATCGCGGCCAACGTCAACTTCGTCATGCTGGCCGACACCCACGACGGGTCCGATGATCTCTCGGATCAGGTCTGGTGGAGTGCGCTGCAAAACCCTACCGAGTGGACGCCGGCCATCGCCACGCAGGCGGGCAAGGTCCGGCTGCTGGATGCGCCGGGGCCGATCAAGCAACTGGTGGCGTTCCGTGACCTGTTCGTGGCGTTCAAAGAGTCCAGCGTCTTTGTGGGCGAGTACGTCGGCCCGCCGTACATCTTTCAGTGGCGCATGGTGTCATCGCGCATCGGCCTGTCGGCGCCTAACGGCGTGGTGGAACTGGACGACAAGCTATATTGGGTGCATACGAGCGGCATCTACCAGTGGGACGGCAACACGTTGCAGAACATCGGCTTGCCGGTGTGGCAATCAATCCTGAATCAGTTCGGACACAACGGCTATCCCGCCGAGGCTGAAATCCCGTCGCCTGGGGCGGGCTTTGTAGCCACGTCGATTGGACAGCTGCGATTGGCGGCCGACGACGTGGATGGCGTGGTGTGGCTGTCGTGCTACGCGCAGAAGCTACTCGACTCGACCTACAACGTGTTCATGTGGGGGTACAACGCCCGAACAAACAAGTGGGCGACGGTGGGCGCGGCGGGCATCAGCGGGGTCACGCCGCAGCCGTGGGTCACCACGACGCATGCGGATATGCGGGCGTTTCTTGCGACAACGATGCCAGCGCAAGCGCGGGTGTGGTATCTGGACAACCGGGCTAACGGATCGGATGGCGGGGTCAGCCTGTCGACGCTGCGCGACCTGCGCTACCCGGATGCGTGGGGGAGCGACATTACCGGCTCGGTATCGACGGCGGCGCAGGGCACGCCGGAGCGCAGCACGGATGCGATGCGGGTATACGCACGCTGCCTGCCGGGGTCGGATGCGGCGCCGTTCTCGGCCTGCACACTGTACGGTTATGTGAACGAGTCGCGCAGCCTGGGCACGCAGACGGCGACGTGCGTGCTGAATGCCGAGTTGGATTCATTCGATGGGCGACTATCAACGCGGTTCAAGCTGGCGAACCTAGTGGGCACGCGCAACAAGTGGTGCTTGCTCGCGGGCATCGGCATTGAGTATCCGCAGACGGGTGGCCGATGAGCCTTGTTCGTCCGCGCTATCCGGCCTCGCAGCGGGACTATGACCGCATCGCCACGGCCATCCGGCAGGTCAATGAGGGGCGGCTAACGGGCGCCATTGCGTTGACCGCAGCGCCGACGCAAGGCCAGTGGGCGGCGGGTGACATCGTGCGCAACAGTGCGCCCGCGAAGGTGACGGGCGGCGCGTTTAACTATGTGCTCATGGGATGGATTTGTGTCGCGTCCGATCCGCTCGCGTTCGAGGAAATGCGGATACCTTGCGCATGATCGAACAGGCGAAGAACTGGCGATCCCTGTGGCCTTGGGTATCGGACGGGCTGTGGGACATCATCGAGCGGACCAATCCGACGTGGATACCCGAGGACGTTTACGCGGAACTGAAGGCGGGCTCGGCGGTGCTGATGACCATCGACGGCGAGCGCGGATTTGTGATCGTCAAGCGGCTGCAGGACTACGATGGGCCGAGTCTGTTCCTGTGGGTGATGTGGGGGCCGGGCGAGTTGGCGCGGATGTACGACGGGATTATGGACGAGTTAGACAATTTGGCGCGTGCTGCCGGGTGTGAGCGCATTCGGATGATGTCGCCCCGCAAGGGGTGGCACAAGGTCCGTGGCTGGCGCGAACGCGATACGATTTATGAGAGGTCACTATGAGCGGAATGTTCGGCAGCGATAGCCAGTCCACGCAGGAATGGAAGCCGCCAGATTGGACGCAGGACAAGTGGCAGGAGGGCGTCAATCGCGCCTACGAGATCAGCAACGCCTACGGCAGCGGCAAGGATCTGTCGTGGCAAGGCCCGTTCTCGGCGCCGCTGACGACGGAGCAGGTCGATGCGATCGGCGGCCTGCGCGGCATGGCGATGCCCCTGTTCGGCAATCCCCAATCCATGCAGGACGAGCAGGGTGCGCAGCACAACACGATGATGCAAGGGCTGACCGGCGGCATGCAGAACAGCTACGGCGGGCAGTCTAATCCGTTCGGCGGCGCGACCAATCCCGAGTTCGAGAAGATGCTCGCATCGACCCGGCAAGGGATGGAGGACAGCTTTGCGAGGGGGACGGCCGCGAACACTAACGCGGCAGCGGCGCGCGGTGGTGCGTTCGGCGGCTCGGCGCACAACGAACTGGCGGCGGTGCAGGGTGGCGAGCTCGCCAAGCAGGTCGCAGGCATGGAAAGCGGGATGCGCAACGACCAGTACAACCGCGCGGCGGGACTGTGGGGGCAGGACATCGGCAGGAACGCGGGCTTGGAGGAAACGGGATTTGGCCGGCAGCTGCAGACGTTGTCGATGATGCCAACTTTCCAAGCCGGGAATGTGAATTTATTGAACGCGCTGCTCGGCGGGGGCGAACTCTCGCGCGGGCTGGATCAGCAGGAGTTGCAGGGCCAGATGGGCCGGCACCAGCAGAACGTGCAGCAGCCGATTGCTGCGCTGAACATCCTGATGGATGCGCTGGCGCGGGCGTCGGGCGGCGGCGGCACGTCGCGCACGTCGATCAGCGGCGGCGGCCTGTTCGGGTAAGGGGCGACATGAGCGGATTTACTGGACTGGATCTGTTGAAGACCACGACGCTCGGCGGCAATCCCGAGGCCAATGTAGCGATTGCGACGGCGATGCTTGGCGGCATGGGCGGCGGGCCGGGAGCTTCGACAGGTAGCGCCGGCATGGAAGGCTTGTTCGGCGCGGGGCCGGGTACGTCGGCAATGAGCAAGAGTCTGATGGCACCGGAAGCGGCCACGCCGTGGGTGACGGAAGCGGCCACGAGCGGCGATGCACTGGCGAAGTTCCTATCGCCGGAGACGTTCGGCATGGGGGCGCCGCCGGGGGCGGAATCGTCGTTCCCGTGGGGCAAGGTGACGGACGCGCTGGGGCAGATGAAGAACGACACGGCGACACCGCCGACCGCGATGGGCAGTCGCCCGCCGGGGTATGACCCGAAGGCGTCGATGGAAGACCAATTCGCCGCCATTATGGGCTGGCTAAAAGAGAACGGAGGTCGGGTATGAGCGGCGGCGGATACGGGCAACAACAGGGATCGCCCTGGGGCGCGCAGAGCGGCGGCAACATGTACAGGCCTGACGGCTTCGGCGGCGGCAAGGGCTACTCGCTCACCGGCTCGCAGCCGTGGCTGAATCAGCCGACGACCAATCCCGTCAGCCAGCCGTCGCCGATGGATCAGGCGTTTGCGCCGACGCAGGGCATGGGCGGGCCGATGCCGTGGTCGGGCGATCCGGCGGCGATGGGACAGACCAACGGTCAAATTACGGGCACGGGCCAGTTCGGCGGCACCATGGGCCAGCCGCTTGGTATGGACGCAGGTCAAGCGGGCGGCAACATGGGCGCGCAGTGGAATTACGCTGGTAGGCGTACGGATCAAGGCAGTGGCGGGGTCAATCCCCTGGCCGGTATGGCGACGACGAATCCCGTCGGCGGGGGTGGGTACGGGCCTGACGGCTTCGGGGGTGGGCCTGGGTATTCGCTGACCGGCGGTTCGCAATCAGGCGGGAGCGGTTTGCTAGGCAGCCGGTCGCAACCGGGTAGCTATCAAGACTATATGAACCGCCGTCAGGCGTGGAGCGATCAACTGCGCGGCTACGTTTCGCCTCCTCCGCAGCCGACGTGGGGCGGTCAGCCTGGACCGGGACAGCCGCCGGTCACGTCGGTGCCACCGGGCGGTCCCGCGCCGAAGCAGGGCGTAGGTCCGAAGCAGAGCGGCGCATCATCGTGGGCGCCTGAACAGTACAACAACAACGGCGCGACGATGCAGCAGTTCGATCAACTGTTCAAGGAAGATCCGCGTCTGGCGTATCAACTGATGCTGCGCAACGGGCCGCAGCCTTGGAATCAAAACAAGTCGGCCATCCAACAAAAGTACTTTGGCGGTGACGCGAACGCTTATAACAATTTCGTGAACACGTCCGGGTCTAGACCGCTGTCGAATCAGGAACGGTGGCGCTTGAACGACATGATTGGTCTTCCGTCGCCGGATCGGATGGGATAGGAGATCGCTATGCCGGGCCTGTTCGGAATGGACGAGGACACGCAGCTGGGCCTGCTGTCGGCGGTGCTGGGCGCGATGTCCGCGACCGGCGTGAAGCCGGGGACGGCGCTCGCGCGAGGCGGGCTGCTGGGCATGAGCGCGATGCAGAACGCGCGGGCGGGCAAAGACGAGGCGGCGCGGCGGCAGCGCGAGGACGAGTTCCGGCAGATGCAGATGGAGGATTACCGCCGGAAGTTGGCCGATGCGGAGCGCACTAAGCAGGGCTACGGCAACGCGCTAAATGCCGCGATCAATCCAGGCAGTCCAGGCGGCATGGGTGCTGTGGATATGGGTATGGACGCGGGCGTGCAGCCGCCGACGCCGGCCTCGTTCGATCTGCAAAAGTATGCGATGGGGCTGCGTGATGTTGATCCGGTGAAGTCGGCGGAACTGCTGATTCCGAAAGCGCAGAAGTCGCCTTATGCGGAGATCGACCCGAGCAAGTACACGGCGGACTCACTGGCTGCGTTTAAGCGCACGGGCGACCATTCAATGCTGCGGACACCGCAGAAGGCGCCGGAGTCGCCCATTAGCAAGGTATCGCCCGGAGACTTCACGCCCGCAAGCGTAGCGAAGTACCAGCAGACGGGAAACTATGCCGACCTAGTACTGATTGACAAGACGCCGCGCATCTCCAATACGACCATCGTCGCTCCCGGTCAAAACGAGTTTGATAAGACGATGGGCAAGGGGCGCGCGGAATCGTACCTTGATCTGCAAAAAGCTGGAAACTCGGCGCGAGCGAAGATCGGCAGGCTAGATGCAATCGGGGCATTGCTTGACGGCATCGACACGGGAGGCCTTACGCCGACCGGCGTGGCTGTTGCCAACTATGCCAAGTCTCTTGGTATCACGCTCGACCCGAATCTAGGGCCGAAACAAGCGGCCGATGCGTTGAGTAAGGAGATGGCGCTGCAGATGCGCAACCCAAGTGGTGGCGCAGGGATGCCGGGCGCGTTGTCGGATCAAGACCGGAACTACCTAACTGCGATGCAGCCGGGGATCGAGAAAAGCCCGGAGGGGCGCAAGCAAATCATCGTCGTCCAGAAGGCTATCGCCAAGCGCGATATGGAAGTTGCAGAGAAGGCACGGCAATACGTCGCCAAGCACAAGCAATTGGACGAAGGGTTCTATACGGAACTCGCGCAATTCGCAGACGCCAATCCGTTGTTTGGCAATAAGCAGGGGCTGGCTACGGGCGGCAGCAAGAGTCCTGCGCTGCCAAGAGTTGGCGAAGTCAAAGACGGATATCGCTATCGCGGCGGCGATCCCGCGAATCCGACCAGTTGGGAGAGGCAGTAATGGCGAAGCCATGGGAAGCGTATCAACAACGCGGACCGTGGGACGACTATCGCGCGCCGGATGCCGCTACCGATGTATCGTCACCGTGGCAAGCCGCTGCTATCGGCATGGGTCGTGCGTTTGATCGACAAGCAACCGGGCTGCGCTCGGCCATCCCGCAAGCGATCCGCGACCCCATCGACAAGCTCGGGCGTGCGCTCGGCATGGCCGAATCTCCGTCGATCGACCCGGCGCAGATGCAGGCCGACACGGACGCCTATGCCAAGCTGGAGGAGAAGTTCCCGAAGGCAACGCTTGCCGGCGAGGTAGCGGAGCGATTTGTAACGCCGAGTCTTAGCGGTCAAGTTGCTCTGTCGCTCATGGAGCCTGGATCATGGGACGAGCGTGCTGTGCGCGGGGCGTTCACCTATGGCGCGGGGAAGGCAGGCGAGAAGGTCGGCGGGTGGGCAGCGGATAAGCTTGGCAAGATGGCGGCTGGCAAAGCGGCAGGACGGGCCACGCAGACGGCGCAGCAACAAACGGCAGAGGAAGCCATGCGCGCGGGCTACAAGCTGCCGCCGTCGCAGGTCAATCCGTCCGTGCTCAATCAACTGGCCGAGGGATTCTCCGGCAAGATCAAGACGCAACAGGCGGCGGCGGTCGCAAACGAGCCCGTGTCGATCGCGCTGGCAAAGAAGGCGATAGAGTTGCCCGACGATGTGCCGCTGACTCGCGCTGCCGTCAAGCAAGTGCGGCAAAAGGCCGGTGAGGTCTATGAGACGGTCAAGAAGTTCGGGACGATGCAGGCCGATGACGCCTTCAATAATGCCCGCGATGGCATCTTTGCCGAATATAGACAAGTAGCGGCAGAGTTCCCGAGTCAGGTCAATAAGCGGCTGGAAGCACTCGCGGAAGACCTATCCAAGCCGCAATTCTCTAGCGCCGGCATTGTCGAGCTAGTCAAATCGCTGCGGCATAGCGGGCACCAGTTGATGCGCAAGCTCGACGCATCGCCCGAGGATATTGCGCTCGGTCGTGCGCAGCTAAAGGCGCAGGAAGCACTGGAAGACCTGATCGAAAGCAACATGAAGGGCTGGGGCATCTCGCTTGATCCGTTCCGCAAGGCGCGGACGTTGATCGCCAAGACGCACACCGTCGAGCGTGCGCTAGAGGAATCGACGGGCAAGATCGTAGCAAGCAAGATCGGCCGTCAGTATGCCAGCGGCAAGCCGCTCACAGGCGAACTAGCGACAATCGGCAAGACGGCCGAAGCGTTCCCGAGGGCGGTTCAGAACGTCAACACGTCGATGCCGATGATCTCGCCGCTCGACGCGGTGACGGCGATCGGCATGGGCTTTGTGCATCCTGCGGCAGCGGCGGGCGTGTTCGCGCGACCGGCGGTGCGTGCCGGCATCCTATCTGGCCCCTTCCAGCGCGGGTTGCTATCTAACGCACCGAGCGTCGGCGAACGCATGATGGCGCTTGCCGGCCGGAACCCTGACGAGCTTGCGCAACTCGGCGGGCTATTGGGCGCCATAGGCGGCCAGCGCCTAGGCCGATGAGGTAGCCGACGTTCGAGATCGGGCCGAACAGATACGGCTCAGAACGAGGAAAGAACCGACGCACAAACCACAGGCAAAGCGCGAGGATCGTTGCCCAGAACAGCGGCGCTAGGAACGCGACCCAAAGTCCGCTAGTTTCCATCAGCCCGCCTCCGTGCGGGCTTTTTCATGCCCGCCGCAGGGAGTGTATCGCATGACCAATCACGAGGAGCACGACGCGCCCACGGAGTCATTTTGGGCCGGCAGCGTGTCCTGGGCGCAGTTGATGATTGCGCTCGTCACCATGCTGGCCGGCGGCGCCGCGTTCCTGATGGCGACCGAGCGCCGCATCACGCTGCTGGAGGAGCGGCAGTCCTACGTCCTGCGCACGATCGCCAGCCACGAGGCCGAGATGGTGTCGCTGCGGCGCGAGATCCTGACCAAGCTAGAGACGATGGCGTCCGACATCAACCTGCTGCGGCTGGAACTCGCCAAGCATCAGGCGGCGATGAACGGTAACGCCGGCCGATGATCTCTGACGAGTTGGTTGATTTCGTCGCAGCCTGGGAAGGGTTCAAGGCATCGCCCTCGCGCGATCCGTTGGTGCCCGGCGTGTGGGACGTGGGACACGGATTTGTGCTCACGCAAGCGGACCGGGACCATCCCATCCTCGGCAGGTTCTTTCACCCGGACGGGCGCATCAACGAGTACGCGACCCTGACGCGGGACGAGGCGCGGACGGTGCTACAGGACGAGCTAGAGGACTACGCGCAGGAGGTTGCTGATGCTGCTGATCCGTTCATCCTTTCGCAGAACGAGCTGGATGCCTGTACGAGTCTGGCGTACAACGTCGGCGTCCGCGCGTTCCGCGAGTCTTCGCTGGCGCGGCGGCTGCGCGAAGGGAACCCGTATGCGGCGTTTGAAGATGAGATGCCGAGGTGGCATCGCGCGGGTGGACGGGTGGTTCCTGGCCTACTGAAGCGGCGGCGCGCAGAGCAGCGCATTGCGATGGATGCCGAGTACGGAGGCCGACCGTGAAGATCGCTAAGGACATTCTCACCGATTACGATAACGAGACCTACGATACCGGGCGCGTGCTCGCGGTGCTCGTGGTCCTGTCGATGACCGGGATGCAGGCGTGGGCGGTGTACAAGGGCGGCACGTTCGATGCCGGCGCCTACGGTGCGGGCGTGGCTGCGGTCATCGGTGCGCTCGGGATAGCCATTTTCGGAGACAACGCGAAGCGGGATGTAGCGGCTAAAGGGCTGGGGACGGCGAACAAGGCGAACGAGGCGAGCGAGGCGAAGGAAGCGGCAAAGGACGCGGAGGACAAATGAACATTGCCGACATCCTTGGCTACATCGACTCGCTGAAGCGCCAGTACGGCGGCACGCTATCCGACATCGCCGCCAACCCGAAGCAAGGGCTGCTTGGCGTGGGCGACAAGCTCAACCAAGGCGCGCGCGAGTGGAACCGCGACATGACACAGCAGATGGGCGGCCTGCTGTCGGTGCGCCCCGAGGTGCAGGAACAGAGCATGGAAGGGCTGCTCGGTACGTTGCCGATGCCGGGCGGGATCAACGCTATCCGCGCGTTTCATGGTAGCCCGCACAAGTTCGACAAGTTCGACCTATCGAAGATGGGCACGGGTGAGGGTGCGCAGGCGTATGGATGGGGCGGATATGTGGCCGAGTCGCCGGGAGTAGCGATGGATTACAAGTTGCGTTTGTCTCAAGGGAAACCAGCCACAATCGAGGGGGGGAAAGTTCGCGCCGAAGTTCCGGCATGGCTTGCGAACAAGATTGATGATAATGGCATTGATTGGGCCGTAAACGAATGGACAAAGCGAGTTGATGAAACAAAAGCCGGCATTGCTAAATCAATGCAACCGTGGCTAGAAGAAGAAAAACTAGCAGGACTTGAAAACACATTGACGGCTTTGCGTGCTGTAAAAGCGGCCGGAGTTCGCAACATTGAACGGCCAGGCAACCTCTACGAACTCGACCTCCGCTGGCCTGACGCTGCGCGGGAGGCGGCCGACCCGATGGGGCCGCAGCACTTCCTGGACTGGGATAAGCCGCTGAGTCAGCAGGGTGCGGGGGTACGCGAATCGGTAGCAAAGTTTTTGCCGCCCGCACAAAAAGGTGTCGATCCGAAGTGGGGCGATCTTGGTGGACCGTTCGATCCGTCACAGGAATATACGGGACAGCAGGTGCTTTCGATGCTGCGGCCAGAGGGCGCGACCGCAAGCAATATTATCGGCGGCGGTGGGCGTGAAACGGCAGAAAAGTTACGCAACGCAGGCATCCCCGGCATTCGCTACCTCGACGCGGGCAGTCGCGGCGCAGGCGAGGGCACCGCCAACTATGTCGTGTTCGATGACGCGATCATCGAACTGCTCAAGCGCAACGGTATCGACATCCCGAAGGGGAAATAATGAACCAGCGCGGCTTTGTGATTCCGGGCCTCATGGCAATGTTGCCGTGGATTATCGGAGGGATTGCTGCGGCAGCGTTAGCGGGATGGTTGTGGTGGAAGATTGACAACCACTGTAACCGGGCCTGTCGGAATCAACAGGACATTGCCCAAGCCGCAATCTTGCGTGTTGGTGACTTGGAGCAGGCTATTGCCGAAGCACAGAAACGTGCGACGGATCTTGCGCTTCTATGGTCGGAGGCTATCCAGCATGAGAAAGTCCGATTTGTCGAAACCATCAAGTGGCAAACCCGCGTATTCACGCAGTACCGTGAGCGCACGACGAGCGTGGGCGCTAGCGGCAGCATTCGCCTGTCTGACGACGCTCGTGTCCTGCTCGGGGACGCTGCCCGTAGTAGCGGGCAAGGCGGCGCAAGTGCCGCCCCTGCCGCCGGAGATCGCAGCCCCGATGCGCCCGCTCCCGCTCCCTCCGGGGGCGAGGTAGACACAACGGCGCAGGAGTGGGTGGCGTGGTCGGTGGCGGTCGCGGAGTGGGCGAGCGAGGCGCGGGCCAAGCACCAGTTCTGCGTCGAGGCGTACGGCAAGATACGGGAGGCATCCAATGAGTGACGACATCCTGCGGCGGTTGGAACGTATCGAGGCGGGCATCGCCGTCCTCGCGGAACTGATCCACGGCATGGCGCCGGTCAAGGTGCAGGAACCCGGCGGGGCTGATTCGCTGCCGGACCCGGTGCCGGGGGAAGGCATCGCCAGCTATGCCATGCGCTGCGGCCAGTTCGTGGGCGGCGAGAAGGGCGCGCAGGCAGTGAGAGGTGCGGGCGGGCTGTTCGGCGGCATGGGGCAGCATCTCGTCAACAAGCACGGCGGCAAGTGGAAGCCGGCGATATGGGAGTTTATCCACGGCGACCCGGCCTACGTTCCCGACCCGGCGTGGGGCTCATACCAGATTAGGTAGCGGAAAGCGCGCGGATCGCGGCGGCGCAGTCCATCATCGCCGGATAGCTCTTGTTGTAAATCTCTATCGGGCCGCGCCGCTCATCGCACACCTTCGCGCATTCCTCGATAGCCTCCCGCCGCGCCTCGCGGGCGACACTGCGGGCGAAGGTCGTGAGCGTCACCCCGACCGGATCGTTGCAGGCAGCGGCCCATAACCGGTAGATCCGTTCCTCGCTAATCATTTCCCCTCCCCCGCGAGCGCGGCGTCGATGCGCTTGAACGCCTCATCCCACCACCACGCTCCAAACTCGGCGGGCTGTTCCTTGCGTAACTCATGCAATGAGGCGACCCACTCAGCGACCACCTCAAGGCGCACCTGCGCTGCGGCAAGTTCCGCCCGCGCCGCCGCGAGGTCGGCCTGTAGCTTGTCGCGTTCGGCGACGGTTTGCTCAAACAGTTCACGCGCATCGTTGATCTGCCGCGTCAACTCCACGATCTTGCGGTCAGGTATGTAGCTCATGTCGCATCCTTCCCGGTCAGCGCGGCGTCGATGCGGGCCATATAGTTATCGTCGCGGTACAGTGGCAAAACGTAGCGCGTTTCGCGCTCCCGCGCCTCCCGCAGCAGCGCCTCTGCTGACTCAACCCGACGACGTAGCGAACCCCAATCATCGTTGCGCATGGACTCGATACGCGCCTCCGCTTCGGCGAGCCGGGCGGCGAGGGCTTGATACCCTGCGCACGGATCGGCACCGTCGGGCATCATGCAATCGGGCAGAATTTGTGTCATGTCGATTGCCCCTCTCCACGTTCGAGCGCCAACGATGCATCTACGATTTCCGTGCTGCGCTCCAACGCCTGATCGAACTCGTGCCAATAGTCGAGCATCGCGCCGCGTCCCATGCCGTCGTCGAATGAATATTCCTCGGCTTCTGCGTCGAGTCGGTTGCAAGCCGCGATCAAGACGCGGTGAGCGCCAATCTCTGTCATGGCGGCGCTATACCGGCGAGCATCCATGATGGCGTCACGAAGCATCTGCGCCAACTCGCCGTGTCCGTCCATCGCTAGACGGTGAGCGTGCTTCATCAGTTGGCGAAAGGCGTCATCTGTCATGTCTTCTCCTTCGTGAGCGCGGCGTCTACTCGGTCTTCAAGCCATCCTTCGGGCGCGTCATAGCACCACGACGTTTCCGGCTCAATGTGTCCGCGCGCCTCCCGCAGCAGCGCCCGCAGCGCATCCCGCTCGGCCTCCAACTCGCGCACGCGGGCGGCGAGCCGCTCGACATCATCAATGCTCGGCACATAACGGTGTTCACACTGATGCCCCGCAGGCTCGACGCAAAAGTATTTCACGTTACCAACGGAGCGCGGTTCCATACATTGCCCGATGCGTTTACTCATGGCGTCTCCTCCAGCGCGCGTATCGCATCGGCGCAGTGCCGCGTTGCCATGTTGTATTCCTCATCCCCCATTCCGGCGTTTTCAACCGCCTCCGCTTCGCACACCTTTGCGCACCGCTCACGTTCGTTGCGTAGCGCAGCCCGCAGCCGCTCGTTCTCGGCGCGCAGCGCATCCCGCTCGGCCTCCGCGCGCTCGGCGCGTTCGTGCCAATGAAAGATTGCTTCGCTACCATCGCGCGCCTCATCAACTGTCAATCGCTCGGCAAGCTCGGCCTCCAATTCGCGGATCGCGGCGGATAGCTTGTAGATCAGGCACAGGTCATGGTCTGTCTCGCATCCGACCCAATGTGTTGCCACGCGCTCGTCGTCAGCAAGGCGCTTGTTTGCAAGCGCGATCAGGTCGTCGTGGGTCATGGCGTCTCCTTCAGCGCGGCGTCGATGCGGTCGCAAACGTCCCGGCACGCCGCTACATCCTCATGGCTTGCGCCATAGCCGACCTTGATCCAGTCCTCGCGCGCTTCCCGCAGCAGCGCCTCCGCTTCGGCGAGCCGGGCGGCGAGGGCTGCCGTGGCCTCGCCCTCGACGGCGCGGGCAAGTGTCCGCTCATCGCGCCACGCACCCCAATACCGCGCGACGGATTCCGGTGTTAGCCCCCATGTGTCCGCGATCAATGCTTGCAGCCGTTCCTCGCTAATCATGGCGACTCCTTCAGCGCGGCGTCGAGCCCTGCTAACCACGCTTGGCATCCTGCGCACTTGCACGGTTCGCCTTCCTTCCATGTGTCGGTGCCGCATAGATTCTTGGTCACATGACAGCGCAGCAGCGCCCGCAGCCGTTCGATCTCCGCAGCGCCCTCGTCGAGCGCGTCGATCGCCGCGCCCAAGGTCGCCGCACTGCGCATCCTTGACAGTAGATCGGTTGGCATGAATTAGCCGTCGCCGTCGCCGTAGCCGGAGCCGTAGCCGTAGCCGTAGCCGTAGCCGTAGCCGTAGCCGGAGCCGGAGCCGTAGCCGTCGCCGTCGCCGTCGCCGTCGCCGTCGCCGTCGCCGTCGCCGGAGCCGTAGCCGGAGCCGGAGCCGTAGCCGGAGCCGTAGCCGTCGCCGTCGCCGGAGCCGTAGCCGTCGCCGTCGCCGTAGCCGTAGCCGTCGCCGTAGCCGTCGCCGTAGCCGTCAAGCGTTAGATAGCGGTCCATTTCGCCTCGATCACGCTGATAACCGCACGCATCGGGGCGCGCACCGTACCGACCGGATCAAGCTCCGTGGTTTTGGTCGGTCCGGTGACAAGCTCGCCAAGTCCTTTTGTGGTTCCCCATCGCCGGATGTTCTTCGCGTTGCGGATCACGCACCACTGTTCATCGCACTCGACATCCCCGACGTACACAAAACCACGGTCAAGCACGACGATGGCAAAACCTTTTAGTACCGTTTTTGTTTCCATGATTCCTCACGTTACGGATAGATTTACGTCGCCGCCGAGCGCATGCGGGTTAGGAGGTCGCTCATGCCGCCACCTCGTACCGATAGCTGCGCCGCGCACCCTTGCGCACCAGTTGCCCGCGCTCGGTCATCGTGCGCAGCAGCCGGCACGCCTCGTCCAGCCGTATGCCGAGCCGGAATGCAGCGTCGGCGCTGCTAATCGCGCCCTTGCGGGCGATCTTCAGGATGTCCTTCTCTCGTTCAGTCATCATCGCCTTCCAGGTACACGCCGCGTTCTGCGCAGTCAGCCATGACCGCATCCAAGTAGCGGCCGAATTCGTCAACGTCTAGCGTTGACGTACTGTGTGGGATTGCCAGCGTCTTGCCATTCGGCAGCGCAACGTCATCGCAGCCGAGGAACTTGCTCGCGTAGTAGCGATGGAAGCCCTCGGCGGAGAATCGCTGCCCGTTCCATTCCCGTTCTGCCATGCGGTGCAGCAACGCCCAGTAGAGCGCGTTGCTATGCGTGCTGCGCTTGTAGCGACGCCGGCAGGTCGGGCAGCGGTCCATGTCACCAGAAGTCGCCGCGTGCGTGGTCTCGCGGGGCGAAGGGGATGTCGCTATCGTCAAACGCAGGCGGCGGCTTCGCGGCAGGCTTCGCGGCCGGCTCCGTCTTGTCCTCCTTCTCCTTTGGTTCGGCCAGCGTGATCCAACCATCGAACACGGTCGGCAGGGCTTCCAGCTTCAGCGTCAGGCCGCCGCTCTTGGTGGTCATGACCACGCCGCACTTTACCCATCGCTTCTTTTCCTGCCCATCGGCGCCGGTGTACGTGCCGGTCGTTGCGATTGCTTCGTATACGATTGCCATCACTTCTCCTTGGCTACACGTTTGAGGGTGGTTCGCACCGAGGCGGGCAACTGGCTCCAAATGGCGAGACGATCGTCGGCCTCGGGGCACTTGTCCGCGATGAACTCAAGCGCCTGCTCGGGCTTGTTGTCCTCTACGAACGCGATGACTTCGAGCGCCCACTCGCGCACGGCCTGCTGCGCCTCTGCGGGCAGGGCGTCAAACTCGTCCTGCGCAACCTGCCTGCCACTGATGGGGCGCGGCGGCTCCGGCTTCTCCTCGTCCGGTGCGCGCGGTACGTCCTCTCCGGCGTAGATGTAGAGGCCGAGCCCGTGCAGGGCGATAGCCTTCACCAGACACCGCTGCATTGCGGTATTGATCGCAAACGCATCGGGATTTGGGATCGGCTTGTTCCTGTGATCCATGACCGGCAGGAAGGCGCGGCGTTGCTTGCCGAACGCTTGCACGACGCACGTCACCATCTGCGTCTCGTGGCCGCAGGCGATGGAATCCCCGTACTCCCACGAGGCGTCGGGATCGAGGCGCAGCAGTTGATCGACTGCCCAGGCCCAACTTAAATAGGTGAGCCCGTTCTTCTTCTCGACGTACTGGCTAACGTCGATGGAGGCAAGTTCCACAAAGCGGTTTGTCATTTGCTTTCTCCTGCACGTTCCCGCACTCGTGCAGCAACCTCTTCGTACCAGTCACGGGCCTCAGCATCCATATAGACAAGCTCCTCCCCTTCGCAATCCGACTGAGGATATTTGCCAAACCGATACGATCCTCCGTCAATATCAATTGCATCTAGCGAATACAGGTAGGGCGAACCACAACAGCCGCAGCCGCCGATAGCGATACGATGCTTTATGGCGAGTGATTCCAAATCACGCAGGAACAGTGCCAGCGCATCGCTAGTCGGCCGTTCTGTCTTGCTCATCGCAGCGCCCCCGCGACGATCAGCGCGATCACCAGCAGGCACGCGATCACTACGATGCGGTCGGCCCAGCGGTCGGCGTGCGTCTCGCGCGGTTCGTCGGGATACCAGCCGGGGTAGGTACGCCGGAAGGTGTAGTGGTCTGGATTCAAGTCCGTGACGGGGCGGAAGTCGCTCATATCACCCCCTCAGCGCCGCGTTGTACGCATCCACGTTGCGATCGTCGGCCAGATCCCTGGCACGCTCGGCCTCGTCGGATATCGCGTTGTTCACCGCATCGGCGGCCTCGGCGGCGTACAGGCCGTGGGCGCTGGCGTGCTCGACGTAGGCGTCGCGGAGCAGGTAAGTGGATCGGTATAGGCCCGCGATAAGCCACGAATCGTTCTTGCCGTCAGCGAACCACCGGACAGCCGCCCACATAACGCCCTTCGCCGCTTTCTCCGCTGCATCCCCCCACTCGCCCACGAACGCATCCCTGACCCACTGCTCAATCTCGGGCAAGTAGCGATCGAATGCCTCGGACGCCAGTTCGTCGGCTTCGTGCTGCTCCTGATCTTTCCTGTCCATCGTTCTCATAGTGCCCTCCGTCAATATGTCGCCAATATAGCGCCAATAGTGGAGGATGCCAATTCACTCTTAGTTATCGGGCGATAACTTTTGGTATGTGGTAATCGACAGTAGGTGGGGGTAGTATTCCAATGCAATGTCTGTGTAGAGCCATTGCCGAGAGTCCATAAGTCTGGGTCGCCCCCGCGAGGGGGTCTGCGCTACACCGCAGCCCAGACTCCTGGGCTCTTTTTTTTCGTCCGTTGTACGCGACAACAACAAGAACGTAGGGGAGTCAGATGAGTTTCCAGTTCATGGCCCTGTATACAGGCGACTATCTGCGCGATACGCGGCACTTAACGCCGCTCAAGCACGGCATCTATCTTCTGCTCCTGATGCACTGTTGGGACCAGAAGGGACCGCTCCCGCTAGACGAGCAGGAGTGCGCCGGCATCGCTAACTGCCGCTCCGCTGACGAGGTTGACGCGCTGCGATACATCATCGGGCGGTTCTTCGTTCGCATGGAGGACGGGCACTACAACAAGCGTATGCAGCTTGAGGTAGAGCGTGCGGAGGCGGTCAGCCGGGAGCGTTCTGAGGCCGGGCGAAAGGGCTACGAAGCCCGTGCGAAGCGTCTTACAAGCAAGAGTAAATCACTTGCCAAGCAAGTGTTAAGCAATTGCCAAGCAAGTGCATCTACCCCTACCCCTACCCCTACCCCTACCCCTACCCCTACCCCTACCCCCAAAGAAGAAAACACTTTTGTCGGGATAAATCCCGACCCCCCCGTTCGATCAGGGACGAAAGACGAAAAACGGCAAGCAGCGAAGCGCGTGCTGGACTGCCTGAACAAGAACGCGGGGCGGCGCTATGAGCCTGTAGACGCCAACATCAACCCGATCCTTGCACGACTGCGTGAGGGGTATTCAGAGGCCGAGCTACGCGCCATTGCTGCGGTCAAGGCTCGGCAGTGGGCTGCAGACGAACGGATGGCGGTCTACATCAGGCCAAAGACGCTCTACAACGCGACGAACGCGGCGCAGTACCGGGCCGAGTTACCCATGAACGCCATGCCGGAGGATGGGAATGATTGACTGTCCGAAGTGTGGTGCTCACGTCGATGGCCCGTGGTGCAAAGTCTGTGGGGAGGGGAAAGGAGCTGCGGTCAAGTCCATTGCCGACCCTATGCGCTACCTCTGCCATTACGAGGATCGTGGGCAGCGATGCGCGAACCTCGGCACATTCTCACCGAACATCTTTGGAGACCCGAAGGGCGGGCCGCATCCGGGGCCGTGGTACTGCCCGCAGCATGTCCCCGGTAGCGCCGACCCTGCCGACACAAAGCGGACGCCGGAGGGGGCTCGCAAGTTGGCTGCCATGCTGGAGTTCTTGCGGCCGAGCGGAGCCGACCTAGAGGCGATTGAGGAACGCAAGGCTATCCAACACGAGGGGAATAGCAATGCCGCAAATCCCTGACTTGCCGTACTTGGCCGCGCAGATGCACTCGCAGCCGTCGATCGCCGCTGCCGAGGCTGCGCTGCCGAATGCCGGCACCCTGCGTCGACGGGTCTATGACCAGCTACGCCAGTGGCACGCGACCGGGGGCACGGACGAGGACTTGCAGATCGGCCTCGGCATGGATCCGAGCACGCAGCGACCGCGCCGGATTGAGCTCGTCAACGCGGGGCTGGTGCGGGACAGTGGACGGACGCGCAAGACCCGGAGCGGGCGCAGGGCGACGGTGTGGGTGGCGGTATGATGGTCCCCACCTGGAAGCGCATGGGCGTGGCCGTGCTCGCCTTCGTGCTGTCGATCGTCGTCGCCGGCACCGTCGGCTACCTGCTCGCGGGGTGGCTGCCGTGACCGCATCGCAGCGCCGCAAGGGGGCCGGGGGTGAGCGGGAGGTGTGCGCCCTGCTCCACGGGGAGTTCGGCGTTACCGTCGGCCGTGAACTAGGGCAGGCGCGGGATGGTGGCTGTGACATCCGGGTGCGCCCCTACGCCATCGAGGTGAAGCGCCGTCTCCGCATCACCGGCCTCTACCAGTGGATGTTCCAGGCCGAGGTGGCCGCTGCGTCGAACGAGACGCCCGTGGTCATGTGCCGGCAAGACGGGGGCGACTGGCTCGTGGTCATGCACTTCGAGGACTGGGCACGGCTGGCACGGGAGGAAATCGCATGCGGTGGGAACGACTCTCGGACTACGCTATCCGCTCCGGCGACTGGTGGATCGCCAAGTTCTGCCTCGGCGACCGATGCCGATTTACCGTCTACCACGACCGCGCCCTAGTCGGCGTGTTCGACAACCCCAAGGACGCCAAGGCATGCGCGACTGGTCCGAAGCCCTCCTATCCGCACAAACCCGCCTAAAAGCCGCTCAGAAGGCCCTGACGCTCGTCAACGTAGGTGGAGGGCAGGGACACGACCTGCGCCGCGCAGACGAGGCGGAAACCCTGCTGCTGTACGCAATCGAGGATGTCCGTGATGCGATAGCCTGGGCGAGGTCGCGTTGAGCCTGTCCCACCTGCGCGACCGGCTCCACAACTGGTCGAGATGGTGCCGGCAGGATGAGGCATCTGTCCGTTCCTGCATCGCCGGATTCTGGGCGCGTTGGATCCCCAGCAAGGGCTGGATGGCCGAGTGGGGCGATCCCGACGCCGTGCCCGAGCACGACGAGCACGCCATCGACGCCGAGGACGCGGAGCGCATCGACGCCTTCGTGCGCCAGCTGTGCATGGGCCACCGCAGCAGCCTCATCCGCCGCTACGTCCACGGCCACCGCCCGCAGACGCCCTACGAGCGCGACAACCTGCGTCAGGCCATCGACGCCCTGGCCGACCTGATGGGCGAATCCACCCGCACCGTGCGCCACCTCCGCATCCTCGTCCGAGGCAGAACATGACCGGCCGCGCCCGCATCTACGACCGAACGCGCATCCAGCACGTCTGGGAACTGCTCCAGGCCAGGCCGGCCACCTGCATCACCGTGTGGCTGCACCTGCGGCAACTGGAGTCCTGCACCCACACCGCCGTGGACAAGACGCTGCGCGACATGGTGCGCAAACGCTACCTCACCCGCACCCTCGTCCCCGCCGATCGCGGCCAGCGCCAATACCTCTATGCCGCCCACGGCAACGAGCCCCCCACCGACGGCCGCGTCACCAAGATCCCCGCCGCCGTCGCCGCCTCCGTCAAGGCCCGCAAAGACCGCGTTTCTGCTCGCATAGCCCCCGTTGACCCTGACGACGACGCGGACGACAATTGGGGTAGGGGCCGGTGCGCCAAGAGAACAGGCACACCAGATGAATTGCCGGGAATCCCCTCCCTGGCCGACCTTCTCGCCCGCTGATGCGGGCGTTTTCATTTCCAGACTACGGCGCCGGGACATGGCTCTAACCCTTGCGGAATTTATCGAACAGATGAACGCAGCTTTGCCACGCATCCCGCGCCACCCATCCCGTGGCATGCCCCAGTCCTCACGCTGGGACGGCCACAACTGCCACTGCGTCATCGACCTGGAGCCCAAGGAGATCGACCATGAAGCCTGCCCGAGCACCCTCCACGCCCAAGTCCCCGACGAAGCGTAAGCGGCCCTGTTAGTATTCGGCAATTCAAACGGTTGTATTAATTTACAATGGCAGCGCCTACCGGCAACCTGAACTCGGCACGAGGCCGCGAGTGGACCTCCGCGTTGCGCCGCGCCATGGCTCACCGGGCAGACGGTGACTACCGCGAAACCCTGCTCAAGATCGCCAATAGCGTGATCGACAAGGCGCTGGAGGGCGACAAGGACGCTTGGCGGGAGATCGCCGAGCGCGAGGACGGCAAGGCATCGCAAGCCCTGACCCTGGCCGGGGACGAGAACGGCGCCCCCGTTCGCATAGGCGTCGATGTCGCGTTCGTCAGTAAGCCTCCCAGCAGCGTTTAGCTTCCTCTGGGACACGCAGGCCGACGATGGCCTGCCGGTGCGCTACCGCGCCGTCCACGGAGGACGCGGGTCCGCCAAGTCGCACAGCTTCGCCCAGGCGCTCGTGCTGAAGGCGGCGGAGCGCCCGCTGCGCATCGGCTGCTACCGCGAGATTCAGCGCAGCATCCGCGATTCGGTCAAGCGACTGCTCGACGACAAGATCCGCGACAGCGGCCTGTCGGCGTTCTTCACCTCCACCGACACCGAGATCCGGGGTGCGAACGGCAGCCTGTTCGTGTTCGCCGGCCTGCGCACCAATCCCGATGCTGTGAAGTCCACCGAGGGCCTGGACATCGCGGCGGTGTTCGAGGCCAACCGCGTCAGCCAGCGCTCGTGGGAACTGCTGATCCCGACGGTGCGCAAGGAAGGCAGCGAGATCTGGGCCGAGTGGAACCCGGAAGCGCCGACGGACCCCGTTGACCAGCTGTTCCGCAACGCGGACAAGGGGCCGCCGCCGGGGTCGATCATCCGGCAGGTGAACTGGGAGCAGAACCCGTTCTTCCCGTCCGTGCTGATGCAGGAACTTGAGTGGGACCGCAAGCACGACATCGACAAGTACCTGCACATCTGGGCGGGCGGCTATGTCACGCACTCCGAAGCGCGGGTGTTCAAGAACTGGACGGTGGAGGAGTTTGAAAGGCCCGCTGGGACGGTCTATCGCATGGGCGCGGATTGGGGCTACGCGATCGACCCGTCGGTGCTGGTGCGCTGCTCGATCGACGGCAAGCGCCTCTACATCGACCACGAAGCCTACCTCGTAGGCTGCGAGATCGACCAACTGCCCGACCTGTTCGACCGGGTGCCGGAGTCGCGCAAGTGGTTCATTACCGCCGACAGCGCGCGGCCGGAGACGATCAGCTACATGCGCAAGCATGGCTACCCGAAGATGAACGAAGCGGTGAAGGGCGCCAAGTCCGTCGAGGAAGGGGTCGCGTTTCTGCAATCGTTCGACATCGTCGTGCATCCTCGTTGTACGCACACGATCGACGAACTGACGATGTATCGCTACAAGCGGGATCCGCTCACCGATCAGGTGTTGCCGGTGCTTGAGGATCAGAACAACCACGTCATCGACGCGCTGCGGTATGCGTGCGAGGGCGCGCGTAAGGCGCTGCGGCCGAAGTCGGACGCGCCGAAGGTTAACTTTGTCGGAGGCGATGCATGGATGGGAATGTGAAAGCGCCGGCAAAGAGCAAGGGCGATGACGCGATCCTCGAGGAAGCGCGCGAACGCTTCAAGCTCGCCAAGGATGCGGACGCCGAGAACCGCACCGCCGCGCTCGATGACATCCAGTTCGCCTGGAACCTGAACGACGCGCAGTGGCCCGACTCCGCAAAGAAGTCGCGCGCCGGGCGTCCGCGCCTGACCGAGAACCGGCTGCCGCAGTTCATTCGGCAGGTGGTGAACGCGCAGCGCATGAACCGTCCCAGCATCACGGTCGCGCCGGTCGATAGCCAGGGCGATCCCGAGGTGGCCGAGGTGTACGAGGGCATGATTCGGCACATCGAGCAGGTATCGAAGGCCGACCTTGCCTACGACTCCAGCTTCGAGGCGGCGGTGACTGGCGGAATCGGCTACTTCCGCGTCACCACGCGCTACGTTCCCGGCGAGGGCGGGAATCAGGAACTCGCCATCCTGCCGATCGACAACGCGTTCAGCGTTTACGACGACCCGTACTACCAACTGCCGGATGCCAGCGACCGCTCATGGTGCTTCGTTACCGAGTGGGTCGATCGCAAGGAGTTTCCCGCGCGCTACGGCAGCGACCCGTCGCCGTGGGAGGAAGGTGGCACGGGCGACCAGGATCAGGACTGGGCCGACGAGAAGCGCGTCCAGGTGGCCGAGTACTGGCGCACGAACGGGGATGCCATCGAGCAATTCGTGCTGACCTGCGACCGCATCCTGTCGCGCTCGCAGTGGGCGGGCACGAAACTGCCGATCATCCCGGTGCTCGGCGAGGTCAAGAACATCGAGGGCAAGCGCTGGCGCAAGAGCCTGATCCGCGATACCAAGGATCTGTGCAGGGTCAATAACTACTACCTGTCGGCCGAGGTCGAGGCCGTTGCCTTGCAGCCGCGCACGCCATTCATTGGCCCGACGGGCGCATTCGAGACCGATGCGGCGAAGTGGGCGACGGCGAATGTCGCCAACCACGCATACATCCAGTACGACCCGGTCGAAGGCGCGATGCAGCCGCAGCGCACCGAACCGCCGACGTTCCCCGCTGCATTCCGCGAGACGCGCCTCGGCGCCATCGAGGGCATCAAGGCGGTCATGGGCATCTATGACGCGAGCCTGGGTGCGCGCAGCAACGAGACCAGCGGCGTAGCGATCGAGGCACGGGCGCAGCAGGGCGATCTGGCGACGTATCACTACCTGGACAACATGACGCGCGCGATTCGGTACGCGGGCGAAGTGCTGATCGAGTTGATCCCGAAGATCTACGATGCGCCACGCGTGGTGCGGATCATCGCCCCGGATGGAGAAGCCGCGATGGTGGCGGTCAATCAGGTGTTCGTCGATCCGCGCACGATGCAGGATCGCAACCTGAACCTTGCCAGCGGGCGCTATGACGTGGTGGTCAAGGCCGGCCCGTCCTACCAGACGCAGCGGCAGGAAGCGAGCACCAAGATTGCCGAACTGGTGAAGGGCTACCCGCCGCTGGCGCAGATTGCCGGCGATCTCCTGTTCCGCAATCTCGATATCCCCGACGCCGACAAGATCGCGGACCGGATGAAGCCGCAGAACGAACTCCCGCCGCAGGTGCAGCAGCAGATGCAGCAAATGCAGCAGATGATGGAGCAGGGCAAGCAGTACATCGCGGACCTGGAAGCCAAACTGCAAAAGGCCGAGATGACCAGCGCGGGCAAGGATCTGGACAAGAAGAAGGTGGAACTCGAACTCCAGGCCAAGAAGGCGCAAGACGAACTGATGTCGGGCGATACGACGGGCGAGGAATTGCTGCGGCTGCGCACCGACAACGCCACGCTGAAGATCCAGAACCAGATGGCGAAGCTGGAGAAGATGGCGCTCGAACTCGGCATGCGCGAGACGCGCATCAGCGAGAGCGAGCAGCAGATGGGACTTGGACCGGCGGAACCGATCCAGGCGCCGGATGTGTCGATCGACGATGGCCCCGACGAGAAGACCATGCTGCGCATGATTGCCGAGATGATGCAGCAGATGCAGGCGCATATGGTAGCGCCGAGGAAGATCGTGCGCGGGCCGGATGGCAAGGCGGCCGGGGTGGACATCGGGGGCATGATGCGAGTGATTGAACGCGACGCCGAAGGGCGTGCGGTGGGGCTGCACTGATGCTGAAGCTGGGCGTGAGCGGCTTTGCGCCGTCGGTGGAGATCAAGCCGTACAACCCGGAACTGCGGAAGTATGTGCGCGCGTGGGACGAGATCCCGGCGTACCGGGTGGTCTCACCCGGTGAGACGCTGGCGACGCGGTTCCTGCACCAGGCGCAGCCGCCGAAAGATGCGGACGCGATCGACTTCGGCTGCGGGACCGGGCGCGGCGGGCTGATGCTGGCGCTGATGGGCGGGATGCGGGTGACGCTGGTGGACTTCGCCGGCAACTGCCTCGACCCGGAAGTGGTCGAGATATGCAAGACGCAGCCGGATCGGCTCAAGTTCATGCAGCACGACCTGACGCAGTTGCTGCCGATCAATGCCGCCTACGGGTACTGCTGCGACGTGATGGAGCACATCCCCGAGGCGGACGTGCAGAAGGTGCTCATCAACGTCCTGCACTCGGCGCGGCACTGCTTCTTCAGCATCGGCACGGAGCCGGACAACCTGGGCGCCGAGATCGGCGAAGTGCTGCACGTCACGGTCAAGCCGGCGGCGTGGTGGAAGGAGCAGCTTGCCAAGGCGGGTGCGGTCATCCACTGGCAGGAGATGCACGAGGGCGGGGTGTCGTTCTACTGCTCGGCGTGGCGCGATGCCAAGGACGTGCTGGTGGCCGGCATCGTTAATGTCCCGCTCGACGTGCTCGAAGCGCAGACGGCGGCCAACATCCGCGCCGAGTACCGGCAAGTGCTGCCGCACCGCAAGCAGGACCGGGAAGTCATCGTGCTCTGCGGCGGGCCGTCGATGCCGGCGCACCTGGACGAGATCAAGAAACTACGCGCCGAAGGGGCCGCGCTGGTGACGGTCAATGGGGCGTATCGGTGGGCGATCGAGCAGGGGCTGGAGCCGTCTGCGCAGATCGTGCTTGACGCGCGCGAGTTCAATGCGCGGTTCGTGGAACCTGTGACGCCGTACACGCAGTACATGATTGCGTCGCAGGCGCACCCGGCGACGTACGCCGGCCTGCCGTGGGATCGCACGTTGCAGTGGCACTGCGCGATCAGCGACGAGAACGCGGAGTTGGTGCGCGAGGTTCACGGCTGCTACTACCCCGTGATGGGCGGATCGACGGTGACGCTGCGAGCGATCCCGTTGCTGCGCATGTTGGGCTACTGGCGGATGCACCTGTTCGGGTTTGACTCCTGCATGGTGGGCGAGCAGCACCACGCCTATGCGCAGGCAGAGAACGACGGCGAACGCACGGTACCGGTGGTGTGCGGTGGCAAGACGTTCGTGTGTGCCCCGTGGCACCTGTCGCAGGCGTCGGAGTTCCAGGACATCCTTGGCATTCTCGGCAATGAGGTGGAGTTGGCGGTATACGGGGATGGATTGATCGCGGCCATGATGCAGTCGGGGGCCGATTTCTCACAGAAGGAGCAATGACATGGCCGCATCGGCATTCAGTCTGTACAACGCCGCAAAGAAGTACATCATGAATGGGACTATCGTATTGGGCACGACGGCGCTGAAGCTCAAGCTCTGCAATAGCGCGAGCAACGCGGCGACGCTCACCCTGTCCACGTTCGCTTCGGTGACGGGCGAGATCAGTGCTCGCGGTGGCTACGCGGCCAATGGCGATGCGCTGCAGAGCATGGAAGTGACCAGCGTGCTGTCGGCGAAATCGTACTCGTTCGACGCGGCCGATCTCGTGTTCACGGCGTCGGGTTCGTCGCTGATCAACGTCAAGTTCGCGGTGGTCGGGGTGAGCGGCGGCAAGGCGCTGTGCTACTCGAAGCTGTCCACGTCGCAGTTCACGGTCACGAGCCCCAACACGCTGACCATCGTGTTCAGCGCCAACGGCCTGTTCGAGATGCACTAACGCATGTACGCGCTGCCGACCGATCGGGCGACGACGTGGCGGCCTGGGCTCACGCATAACGGAGGCTTTCCGCATGCGTCGTGGCCGCTGCGGTCGGTGCTGTCGTGGGCTAGTGGCGATCAGGTGTCGCGCATTCAGTCCGAGATAGACGCGGCACATTCGGCGTATCCGAACGGCGTTATCGTGCGTCTTGCGGCAGGGACGTGGAATCTAAACGGCGGTGATCTGTCGATCCCGTCGAATACGGTCTTGCGCGGCGCAGGTCTTTCGGGTGGCGCGCAGTCCACGATCCTGACCTGTACCAACGGGGCGACGGACAACAGCTACCAGCCTGGGGCGCGTGGTTACACGCCGCTGATTACGGTCGGCACGGGCGGCAGTTACGGCACCAGCGTTGCGTTGTCGTCCAATGCGAGCAAGGGTGCAGAATCGGTCGTGGTGGCGTCGGCGTCGGGCTTGTCCGTCGGGCAGTACGTGCTGATCGACGAGTTATCAGGCGCCGGCTGGCAGACGGACCCGCAGGGGCTTGGGCAGATTTGGGCTAACGCTGACTTTAGCGTGGTGTGGCAGCGCCATAATCCGGGGCTTGCTACGGACGATCCGTACCCGGATGCCTGGTCATGGTTTTGTCGTGACGATCGCCCGCAGAACGAGATCAAGAAGATTTCCAACGTTTCGGGGACCACGATCACGTTCGACTCGCCGTTGCACAAGGGCTACACGACGGCGCGCACTGCGCAGTTGACGCCCTATAGCGGCATCGTCACGAATGCGGGCGTCGAGGATCTTGCGTGTTCGCATGGCAGTAACGGAAACATCAGGCTCACGGGCGCCGCGTATTGTTGGGTTGCGAGAGTCGATGCCTCGCATTGGCTGAACGAGAACATCTGTATTGACCATTCGTTCCGCTGCGAACTGCGTGACTCTTACCTGCACGATGCGTGCTGGCCCGTGCCAGGTGGTGGTGGATACGTCATTTCGATGGGATGGGCAACGTCCGAAGTGCTCATCGAAAACAATATCTCCTATTGGGCATGCAAAAACATCGTCGCGCGCAGTGCGGGGACGGCGAGCGTCGTCGCGTACAACTACATGGACGTGGCGTTTGACGATGGTTTCGAGGACTGGCAAGAGGTTCATCTGAATGCCAGTCACATGGTCGGCCCTCATCATGTGCTGTTTGAGGGCAACTACGCGCCGAACGCGGACAGTGACAAGACGCATGGCAACGCGACTTACCACACGTTTTTCCGCAATCATTTGAGTGGAGTGAGAAAGGCGTATACGTCGTACAGCAACGTCTCGCACAACGATGCCACGCAAGGTGCCGGCATGCAACGATGCGCCGGCATGGCAGCATTTAGCCGATACCATTCGTGGGTCGGTAACGTGCTCGGGCGTTCGGGGCAGATGTCGGGTTGGGGTTACGAGGACACCACAAACTCTGGGATGGTCAGCGGGACCAATTCTATTTTCGTCTTTGGCTGGGACGACTGGTATTCGTCATACCCAACGGTGGACCCCGACGTGGACTTGTTGGCGACCATCTTGCGCGATGGGAACTTCGACTATCTGACGAACTCGGTGCGCTGGCACGACGTTGGCGGATCTGGGGAGCAAACGACGCCGCCGGCCGATAGCGCGCTGCCCGACTCGCTGTATCTGTCGAGCAAGCCGAGTTTCTTTGGCTCGTACACATGGCCGTGGGTTGAGCCGACGGAGACGACGAAGCTATACACGCTGCCTGCCAAGCAGCGGTTTGAAGACGGCGATTATTTCGACATTCTCGACGCGACTGCATTGCCGGGTCCGACTAACGTGCGTTGGAGGCCGGCGTAATGGCGACTCGGGTAGGCAACTGGACGGTCTTTGAGGACGACGCGCCGGGAACTGCGACCGTCACGACCGCATCGCGCACGTCGACATCCGGCAACTTTATCGTTGTGTTCGTGAAGTGGGAAGACACCGGCACGACGCTGCACTCGACAACGCCGATTAGTGACTCGCGTAGCAATGGCGGATGGGTCAAGCTCGCAGAGGTCAACTATGGCGGCACTGGCGAGCCTCGCGGCGCGATGTTCTACTGTCCGAACATCACGGGCGGGTCGAGCCACACGATTAGTATTCAGTTCAGCAACACCAGCGCTGGGTACGTTCAAATTTTCGCTGAAGAATGGTCTGGGCTCGCAACGTCGTCGCCCGCCGATCAATCGGTGCAGACCAATACCGGCATCGGGACGCAGCCCTATGCTACAAGCGCGATCACCACGACGGAAGCGGGCGTCGTGTTCTTCGGGATTAGCGAATACAACGCGCTAAGTGCAATCAGCGGCACAGCGGGAGACCCGGATTTCACTATTTCGCTGACAGCAACGTCATCGTTCTTTGCGTACTACATTAGCGGTTCGGCGCAGACGATCACGCCCGGAGCGACAGCAACAGGCAATTCAACGTGGGTTGCCATTGCGCAGGCGTTCAAAGATGCCAGCGGAGTAACGAATACAGATCGTTCGCCCGGGGTCGGCTCATCGGTTTACGGTGGCCTCGCCCCGTTGGTCAATCCGCAGTTTGCCTCGCCGTCGGCCGATGCCAGCGACGGCAACTGGACGCCGAGCACCGGCACGGACCTGTACGCGGTCATTGACGAGACGCTGCGCAGCGATACGGACTATGCGCAGTCGGGCACGAACCCGTCGGGTGACGCGATGATTGTCAAGCTGGCGACGATCAACGATCCAGACACGGACGCCGGCCTGCATCTGCAATGGGCGGCGGGCGCGATAGGGCAGACGGGGCAGGTGGTCGGCAGCATCCGGCAGGGCAACAGTCCCGGCACCGAGATCGCGGCGTGGACGCACACGAACCTGCCCGTGGGGAGTTATCAGGAATTTGACGACGCGCTGACCTCGACCCAGGTGGGCAACATCACCGACTGGTCGGACCTGTATCTGAAGATCGTCGCGAGCTAACGCCATGGCCGGCACGCCGCTGATCGAATCCGGCGATTGCACGAACAGCGGCAACAACACGGCGAGCACGTCGTGGGCGATTGACCGGCCGGCGCAGGCGGCTGGCGATCTCATCATCTGCCATCTGGTCAGCGATGCGAACGTCACGCATGGCACGCTGCCCGCTGGGCCGAATGGCGAGACGGCCGTCGTCATCGCGCAGCACATTGGCGATACCGGGACGGCGACGGTTCGCGTTTCGGTCTGGTACTGGGTAGCAACGGCATCGGCGTCGGCCGGGACGGTAACGGTCACGCCGAGCGCGACCGAACAGTGGACGGCAACGGTGGCGCGGGTGCCGGCGGGCGAGTTCAGTCCGTCAAGCCCGATCCAACATAGCAACTATAACGAGGCGGCGACGACGGGGGCGCCGGATTGCCCCTCGTTCACGGCGACGGCGGCCAATGGACGGCCGGTGTTCTTTGCCGGGATCGACGCGGATACCTGTACCGGCATCAATGCCACTTCGCCCAGTTGGACGCTAGCGGCGAATGTGGACCGTGGCGCGGTGACGGGCGTGCTCGCGGTGCGCGATACGCTCTCGACGGCGAGCGAGGCGATTTCGTCGGGCGCGTTGACCGGCGTCGATGATGGGCGGGTGGCGGTCGGGTATCTCATCAATCCCGACATCAACACGAATTACGCGCCTGCGCCGGGGTCGATTGTTGTCTCCGGCTTTGCCCCGACGGCTAACAACGGCGAACGGTCGGTGCGCGTCACCTGGGCGCGGCTGGTCGTGCCCGATGCGGGCATCACGAACACGAACGTCGCCCCGGCCGCTGGAACCATCGTTGCCAGCGGGCAGGCGCCGACGATCCGGCGGGATCACATTTGCACGCCGGGGGCGGGAAGCATCGCGGCGCAGGGTTTCGCGCCCGTAGCGCAGCGCGCCGATAGCGTCTTTCCGGCAGCCGGCAGTATCGCGGCGGCGGGACAGGCGCCCACGGCCAGCGTCACGGACGTGCGCAATATCTCGGTGGCGGCCGGGGCGATCGTTGCCACCGGCTACGCGCCGAACGCGGACCGCACGGACAACCAGACGTG